ATGCACAGGGGGGGCCTTTTTTTCGCCACCCCCCCACTATCAATTTCGACCTCTCTTATTTCTTTTGTTCAAAATTTTTGAAAAATTTTACAAAAATTTTTACGCTGAACTTTGTGAAACTTTTCGGTACATACCAGTGACGTTCTCAGTTACAATCTCATCAATAGCTTGTTGGATAGCTAGCGCCTGGTCGGGTTCGCTCAATGATTCTGAAACAACAGCAACACGAGCGAGTAGTGAGGATGTATTGTAACCTGCTTTAGTATCCCATGCTAACCATTCATCGAAGTGTGTGAATGGATTGTAAGGATTGTCTACTGTTGTTAGCATGTACTCAGTTGGTGTACTAGCATCAGCCATAGTATCTCACCTCACTCACTCGATGCTAGCCTTGAGTGTGGACAGTGACACACCAAGCTGCTGTGCTATCTCTGACTGGGTGTAACCAGTTCTCATCATAGCCTCAGCTCTAGCCTTCTTGGTAGATGTCATCAACAGTTGTTGCTTAGGTGTAGCCAGCTTCTTTATGTGCTCGATGTCACTGTTCTGCAGTATCTTCTCAAGCTTATGATTACTGATAGCACCTGCTTGGATAGCATCCCATTCACTTTGAGTGGGCTTAATCTTATGCTTATCCGAACCTGTTCTAGCTCTAGCAGTAGTCAGTGCTTGATACTTAATCTTCTTAACGGTCTCTTCATCCATACCCGGATTAGCCTGCCGCTTCTGTGAGACCTCGGTATCTGCAATCACCTGGGCCTGTCTTTCAAGGGGAGCGTTCTTGAGGGCCAAGTTTAATTTAGCATCGAGGGTTGCAACTTCATTTGAGTAGGCGGCTGCTGCAGAAGGCGATCTCTTAATCGACTTGGTCGTTACTGCTTCTTTCCTTGCAGTGTTGGCCAAAGCCTTCAACTTATTGGAATGCTGGACATACACTGCCTCGATGTTCGTACCAGAAGATAGAGTACTCGCATCATCGGTAAGGGCTAGCTTCTTGACCTGAGATAGCTTAGGTTTAGTTACGCCTTCCTTAGTAGTGTATGTACGACCCGTATCTACATAGACCTTCTTACCAGTAGCAAGATCAACAGGTCCGCCCTGTGAAGCCTTTCTCAAAGCTCTCTCAGGAATGTATTCCTTAGATCCTGCCCTTGAAATCAAAGTGGATGCGCCTGCTTGAGAAGGGCGCTTTGATCCACTCGGAATTCCTTGATACTCGGCTTTCAACGCGGCAATGCCGTTATCTCTGGCCGATGCCCTGAAATCAAGGCCATGCTTTTCCGAATCAATAACAACCATTGAATGTCTGACAGCACGAGCAAGTTCTTCTGGAGAAGCTGCACGAATACTCATATCAGCAATTAGATTGGTAATCTTGCCCATCTCTTGCTGCTTACCACTCTTTGTGATGTGAGGAACTGGTGAGCCTTCAGGAATCTTATAGTGCTGTGGATCAAACCCCTTCAATCCTTCGAGAGGGGGGGTTGTTTTGATCGTCTTGTTTACATTCGGGATAATGAGAACATAGTCACCATCGAAGTCTGCACCAGAAAGATGTTCAGCTACTTTGTGATGAATTCCGATAGCATCTTTGGGTTGTGAACCCAGAAGAGATTTGGCTTCTCTGTTCCTATTATTGACTGTCAATTCAGGAATTTCAAACGTTCCTGCATGAGGAAACCTGATCAACGCTACTCGAGTTCCATTAGCGTAAGTTGGCGCATAGACTTCCGTAGGCTTCATGGAAGACACGGGAAGAAGAACTCTTGTGTTCTGAGCAGGTAGAGCTGCAGCTTTGAGATGAACAGCAGCTGAATCGGCTGAGTTAGCGAAAGTCTCGAGCAACTTCTTACAAACAGCAGGATTCGTAAGTTCATTGATGGACCTGAACTCATTGAGTCTACGTTCATAAGTCATGTCAAGCTGAGTCTTAGCCAAGGCTGGACTCTGCTTTGACAGCACCTGTGAAGAAAGATTCTTGGACCAGTTGTCCCAATTGCCTTCTTCATTAATGATGTTCATTGCTGAGGTAACTCGCTGCTTACCAGAAGGAGATGCCTCGACAATCTGACGTTTGATCTGAGCACCAAACGGATTGATCTTATCGACATTTCCTTCTAGGTCTCGTTCCATTGGTTTCAAAACCTGATCAGCCTTTGGATCCTTACGCATCATGGGCAGCTTGTTTGACTTGTTAGTGTTGAACAAGAGATCAACACCTTCAGGCAGATCATCCTTGTAGACGGCCATGCCTTTGAGATAATGCGTGCCATCAACAGCAATGCGAACTTGAGCGTAATGATTCGAGCCAATACTTATGTCATCCACACCGGGACGAACATAGATGACACCATCAGCTTGAGCTCCACCATCTTCAGCATAATTGACAGCAACACGCTTTGAGCTCACAGACATAGGCGGTTGTATGCCAAGATAGGTTCTACCACCATCTTCTGAAAAGTCTGTGATCTGTTGAATCTTAGAACGATTTGTCCATGCATCTTTTTGCGTAGTACCAGGCAAGGCCAAGACTTTGTATGTGGTCAGTTGGCCTTTGCCTCCAGTTGCCTGAGGAAGTCTCAGTGTATGAACTTCATACCCTTCTTCTTTAAGCAAGGAAACAGCAGCGTTGAGTTTCTCTTTACTGATACCAATAGTAGCTTCTACACCCCCACCTATATCAAGCCATTCCTTCTCATCAACATGCTTTTTGAGCATGTCTGAAGTTGCCTTAAGAACGTTGGCCTTATCTTTGGCACCAGGAGCAAGAAGAGATCGGACAGACGATTCGTTGATGCCCATGTGTCGCCCAATTGCAGAAGTACCCCAACCTTTGTCTTTGAGACTCTGGGCTTGATTGATCTTCTCTTGTCTCTGTTGAGCAGTAGCAATTGTCGTACGAGCATTGAGCTGAGTGGTGGTGATGCCCATACCACGAGCTATCTCTGTCTTTGATAGCCCTTGTTTCCGCATCATGTCGACTGCGTCTAGAAAGCTTCGATTACGAGTAGCGGTGGAGTTACCACCAGATCCCCAAGGATAACGACCAGAATGCCGAGGGGTGCCATAATGTTTAATGTGATCTTCTGCACTAATAATCATGACTCCTCCTCTAGCCGTAGCTGATTAATTTGCTTGTCGAAATCTTGAATCTTCTCCATGATGAACATGATGTCATCTGGGTCAGCATCATAAATTATGACCTCATTATCTTGATAAATCCGAAGCTCGATGTTGATCTTGTAAGGATCCACTTCATACTCTAAACAAAATAGAGCAGCATAGATCTCGAGTTGATGAACAGAGCCAGCGATGACTCCTGTCTTCAAATCAAATATACGAAGGGTGTTGTATCGAAACGAGATTGCATCAGCCGTGCCAAAGCAATTTTCAGAATAGAAGAGCACCTGTTCAGGAACCATTCTATGCTGAATCGCATCGTTTATGTACATACCCAAAGTACCAACATGATCAGAAAGTCGGCGAGCTATGATCTCACCTTGAGCATATGCATGTTGAGCCACACCATAAGCTGACGCCTGTGCTGTAGTCCAACGTTCAGCTAATCTGTTAGGCGTGTAGTTGACCCAATGATACTGACTTGGACTTAGAAACGCGTGCTCGCCTTGGAGGTTCAAATGCTTGTTGAAGCGCATTCAACACCTCCTCTTCGATCTCTGGATAGATGAATGAAGCAAAAGACATTTCGTTCAATTTTTTGACAAAATGCTCTTGATTCGGTTGTACATTAGCATCCGCAGATATCTTGACTTCGAGTGAAGCCCATCTATCACGATACAAAAGAATGAGATCGAGGATACCTTGCTGATACGAAGGGTCTTGCTTCAGTATCTCGATACCTGGGAACATGACTCTGAGCTTCTTTATCAAACGAGCTTGGTATTGCTTCTCCGTCACATATACTCTCCCTTTTATGGTGAGAAAAAAAATGAGGTATCCTCATTATTTCCATATAGGGGCGCGAATTGCGCGCGGAGTAATGTCTAATCTAGTACAATCTCGAATTCTTGATAAGTAGGCCACACAACTGTGTGATTCAGGATGGAAAGAACTAGGTCAGATTCAAGAAGGCCGTACTTCATAGCAGCCTCGAATGAGTTCTCGTAGATCTCTCCAGTCTTGATCTCCTTGACTGGATCCAGGATAGGGAACATGTATGGGTTTCTGAACTGCTGGTTGTATCTGATGGCAAACCATCTGGGTCTCCATACAATGTTCTCTACACGATTATCCCATCTGTCACCATTCAGATTGATAGGCGTATCATAGGGCTCGAACTTACGTGGGATGAATGCGTTGGCCACCAGAAGTGGGACAGATCTGTGATACTGCATCCCACCTCTCACCATACCTACATAGACGACTCCGAACTGATTCTCGTTCAGTTCCAAGATTCTCCCAGATTTCTCAGCCCGTACGTTCCCGAGATTGCTTATACTGTAATGCTCAAAATTCTGTATCTCTCGCCAAACCTCAGCTGTCACCCTTGCGGCCTCCCTCTATTATCTCGATAGTTTCGAGCAGGCAAAGCCTCCTTGGCAACCAACAGCGAAGTCTCCAACAACTCAATCACATCTTCAGGATTTCCACGAAACACTATGTAGCATCCTAGATCACTCTTTTTACCTAACGAGATGCGTACATCAGCCAATTTATCGTCAGGTTCACGGACTACAGACCACTGCATAATTATCTCCTTTAGGCCTTGGGCAACACGAGGCCTTGGCGGCTCTCTAATACCTTGCCAAGAAAAACACGTCCAAAACTCTTTAACTTTTTTCTACTTAATGTCTATTATTTATACCTATTATATATATTAGGTTCGTGATTCTGAGAAAGTCTTTAGGGGTGTATTTGGGCAGATATTTGACCAAAAAGGCTATTTCAGCTCATTTTGATCGAAATATGTGGCGTTAAAGTTCTTCTTTGACTTCAAAGCACGCCAAATTGCGCTGTCAACTAGACATTGGGATTTTAAGGTATAGTAGTATAAATTTAGATAGGGAGTGTTCATTCGGTCAATTCGGCCATGAGCCTGCTCCCATAATTTGTAAGAATATGTCAACGAATAGAACAGTATGGAATCGGTCATAATCGTGTCCCAAGCCTCTGCTCCGGCTATGTATTGGACCAGATATACCCAGTTGTTTCCGAACGGTATCTCTTCGTGTTTGTGCCCGTTCCACTCCGCTACGGTAGTGACGTCTTCTAAGCCCCGTAGAGCGTCTAATTCGTAGTTGAAGTTGTAGAACACGATCAGACGCTTCCGTAGCTTTAGGATGTCTCTAACGGCCTCTAGACGCGAAGGATCTGAGTTGACGACTCTACGCATGACCATGAACAATTCAGCCACGTCGCGGATGGGTTTATTGTCGTAGACGTTCCATCTGGTCTTGATGACTTCCTTCAGTAACGCGTCATCATGATCCACGAATATGATCTTCGAATGTCTGATCGTTCCCTTCACGTACGGCATGTGAACGAGGATCTTATTCCTCTGCTTGTTCAGCCTCGACACTCCGAGATATCTAACAATCTTAGGGAACTTGGTATACGGAGCGTATACGACATGTTCTTGCATGAATTCGGTTCGATTTCGATAGAATCCATTCGCAATGAAAACTGGTACATAGTCAAGCCACGTGTCCCCCGGGGTGGCACTAAGAAGTATCCAATTATTCGCTCTCGAGATTCTGAGGAAGGACTTGACCCAGGCTCCGCTTCCGACGAGTCGCTGCTCATCGAAGATGAAGAAGCAGTTCTTAATTCCTTCATACTTGTCGATATTATTCCAACTATCGACGGTGAGCACTCCTCCGATAGTACTATCTTCATGTCTGCTAATTGCATACACTGCCGCCTCTCGGTCCCAGTCCAGGCTATCCCGCTTCTTGGCTGTGGTGATCACGAATACGTTCTTCGGTGCCTCATGCTCAACGTAGTAAGCAATAGCTACTCTGGTCTTACCTGTTCCGACCCCTCCCCACAAGATGTTTCCGTTTTCTAACTTTCTTAGTGCTTCCTTTTGATGGGGTTGGAGTTTCTCGTTTAGGTCCATGACATCTCGGACAATAGCCTATTCCACCTTCATAACCGCATTTTGGACAATTTCTCATTCTGGATCCTTGGTGTACGCGTCAGTGGTTTCATCTGAATGATGAGGAATCAAAGGCAATCGCAAGAATCCCTCAGTTGTCATGTTGTAACCAGCTTCCAACCCCCGCAGGAATCTTTCCACTTCCAATCTACATCCAAAGCTTTCTCTCCAGAGACCCTTCTTGTCGTTTTGGAGCTCTACCTCATATACCATCAGACCAGGATCAAGTCTGAACGTCTGAGTCTTAATCGTTATGAGCATTAATCGAGCCATCCCAGATTGTCGGCAGTTCGCATAAGTAACACAGCCATCTTCTCGTCATAACCGAACCTTGCTCTGTTCTGCTCGATAGAGCGCCGGAGATTTCCATCCTTATGGCGGAGCGTCGCAGCTTTCCAATCAGCCAGCATCTCGATCAACTGCAGCAGATCCATCTCATGTATGCCGTTGAAGAAATGCTCGGGGTGGTGGTCGTTCACCGCGTAGTGGTGCTCAAGGCCCACAGCCATGCTACGAAGGTATTGATGGTACTCGTGACTGTCGTAAGTAGTGTCACGCAGCTTCGGCGTGAACTCATCAAACACGGCTAGTTCGGGCTGCTCGAGCTTAGACAAGTCATGGTCATGTCCACGCATCATAATCAGATTTGCCACCATCAGCAGATAGCCTCGCACTGTGGCAATGTGTGCGTAAGTGTCTGGACGTGAGTCGAAATCGGTCATGTAACCTCCGAAAAGTATAGTACAAGTAAATGGGGCGGACACTCAATCTCCACCCCTGAAGAAAGAATGCCCGCCCGGCTCTGACGATTACTTCATTGAGACCCCTTTCGTCAGAGAAACTTTACTGGCTCCCGGTTGCTCCGCAGGCAAGCTGGGGTTCGCTTAAACGGCCCGGTTACTTAGCCCCTTCCTTTGGGGTACCAGAGGAATTTCAAACTCCTTCGCGCTCCCTCGGAGGAATTCCAAATTCTTTCAAAACTCTTTCAATTCCCTCGACAACACGCTCAGATGGAAAAACGTAATCTGGATGATCTTCCATGAACGGAGCGGTTGCAGCTCCAGCGGCTTGATAGATTACCTCATGTAGCTTCTCAATGAAGTTACGTTCTCGCTCGGCTTTTTGACCTGCGTCATAGCCTGTCATGAGCGCACCTGAGAACCATGCGAGCATAGCTCCCTCATCCTGAGCTACATGGAACAACGCATCGGTCTTGACAAAATCTCGTGCCCATTCCTGAGCATCCATAGTCCCTAGCAGATGATTGTTGCTATCCACGTCGCTCCTATCTGTAGCCACACACAGGCCAGTCGGCCCATGAACCGCGTCGCTTGTAAACTAATACAGCTCTGTACTTCTGCTCGAGTATGGTGTTGTTATTGGGATAGCCGATTCCTCCCACAGAATGCCATGTCCCCAAAGTGAACTGCAGGCCTCCATAGAAGCCGTTACCTGTATCAAGGTACCACCTACCGGTCGACTCACAGTAGGCGATACGATCAAGTTTTGCATTGTATGGATCCACCACACCAATTCGTGGGTCTACATGCTTGTGATGCTTTGGCTTATGATGTACCACCCGCACTGGCACGGATGAACTGAAACTAGGTAATGCCAAAGCTAGACTTGCAAGTAGAAAAGTAATGAGCTCATTCCTTTCGTAGGGAAATAAAACTCTGGGCTGTCTTAAAACTCCTTAAGCGAACGAACAGGAGTTGTTGACACTCCCCTTGGGGACGCTCGGGTCGCAGATCGGTCACACTTCCGTATGTGATATGTGATCCCACCCAGAAAAACGTTGTGGCAGGTCGGTTATGTATTCCTCCGTCAGTCGTCCGACTACCCCTCTAATGTGGGCATACTATATATCGGCTTAACTGACACCCCGCACCCTTTACCTGGAGGTCGCGGCCACAACTTAGTATTCGTTACTTGAGTTCTGCCCTCTTGAACTCGTCCTTCTCTGCCTGCGTCAAGGAATTCCAGAAGTCCTGAAACTCCTTGGAAGCCAGAGGGTCACCTGGAGTGGTGAGGTACTGCTTGATCTCGACGATCGAATTCACCCACGTGCCGTCAGGCTGCTGCGCCAAATTTCACCTCCTAACTTGCTCGACGAACCTCCACTTTATCGAAGTTAGCCTGGAACGCCTTGGTGGTGTACACCTTGTAGCCACGCTCCGTGTACAGAATCCAGTCTCCGACAAACGCCTTGGTCTGACGGGAGTTCTTAGGGTTGTGAACCCTAACATGGATGAACTGTTTACTAGGCATAACTTCGGTTGTATGGTCTACAGGAGACTCATCGATGTTACCGATTTCACCAAAGCACCATCTGGCGATATCGATAAAGTTCTTCTCAGTAACTTGGACTGCGTCTACATACAGAGGCTTACGAACGTATTTCTCTGTTACAGAAGTTCTCTCCATATTTATCCGTTTCGATTACGCGTCGCTCCTAGGTAGTATCCAAAGGCGACACTGAGTAGAACTATTACAGCAACGACGGCAGCAAGTACGGCCATTAGCGTTGCTCGTCCATTTCGGCATACTTCTTCTCCAGAGCATCTTCCTCGATGGTGACATAGATGCTCTGCAAATATGCTTTGATCCCGCTCTTGTTGTTCACGACCCATTCGTAAGGGCGGACAATGAGATCAACATTGATGATGTCAGCCCAATCGAGCATCTCGATGGAGCTCTCATCTAGATTAGTTCGTCCCCGTGAAGTAACGAGCACGATGCGCGGCGGCCTTCCTTTAAAATTAACTGAGACTTGAAGGTAGGCTTGTGGATCCTCTCCTTCGGCATCTTCTCTGGGCTTGAGCCATTTGACGTTCCATCCGTCTGTGGCAAGATCAGTCGCCACCCGTTCGTCGAGGAGTACTGCAAAATTGCGATCACCCTCACGGTTGTACTGCCCTTCCTTTCCCGCAAAGTTCCTGAAGATGATTCTGACACCTTCCATCAGTACTGTGTTATCTTGAGGCATCAGTCATCCTTTCGATTTAACAAAGACGTAACTGTTGCATAAGCATTGTACGCTTGGGCCTTGGCCATAATGAGCTCATGCATAACCCATCTGCCGTCACTGGTTCGAAGAAGATGTACCCCGATCCCCATTTTGTCAGCTTCGGCTTTCACTTGATCTATGGCGCATTCGATCATGTCCAGAGTATCTTCAATATCGCGTCTAAGATCGTTTAGATCATTATTCATTTCTTAAAACTTTTCCATGCTTGAATAGCACAATCGATAATTTCGTTCGAACCTTTCATCGAGCCAGAGATTCGTGCGTAACTTGTCCCACGCCAAACTTCGATGATAAGTTTCTGGCTCCAGAAATCATGCTTATACCGAAATGGCA